CTGTACCCAGCGGTCGCGGTGCCCCTGTACCCAGCGGTCGCGGTGCCACTGTCCCCAGCGGTCGCGGTGCCACTGTCCCCAGCGGTCGCGGTGCCCCTGTCCCCAGCGGTCGCGGTGCCACTGTCCCCAGCGGTCGCGGTGCCCCTGTACCCGACAATGCATGTCTGCTGATCGCCAACAACAAGACTCGCGCCAATCACGGCAACCGATTTAGCGCGTTCTTCGTGCTCGATGATGTAGACTGCTGCAGCGGTCTTGTCTCCCACAAATCGAACTGTACCGCGCGGAAACTTCACCTTGCCGCCAAGCATCACGATTGTGGACGTTTCGACTTCAACGACCAGCCACTTCGCGGTCTCGTCGAGATATGAGCTGGCCGTTGCATCACCCTGGCCGTACAGCCAACCGTGCAACCCATTGCCGCACTCCTTGTTGTCCTTCCAGTCAGGACACACGGCAACTCCACCGACACAAGGCCAGATGAAGTTGTTTTGGCTGGTCATATCGCTGCGACACGAGCGCAGGACGAGGGAAGTTTCTACCTTGCTATCTTTCTTGGTCATCGCTGACTCCGGTTGTTGATCTGTCAATGCTACCGGTGCCGTGACGTATGTCAAGGAAAAGTTGCAGTCTTTTTTTCTGTGTGGTCTACTGTACTCATGGACGAACTGACAATCCACGATTTCGTGGCGGCTGCTGGATCGACTCGCGCACTAGCCGATGCACTAGGACTGCGCGACCAGAAAGGATTCTGGCGGGTGTCTCAGTGGCACTCACGCGGCGTAATACCACGCTCAGCACGGTTTGAGTACGCCACGAAATGGCGCAAGCTTGCCAGGAAAATGAGGGCTGCCTCATGAACTGGGGCTACAAACCTCCCAAAGGCAAAATCAGCCTGCGCGACCAGATGCTGCGCAATCAGAGGGCGCTCGACATGCACGCCGCTCTGTCTGAAAAACCGCGCATTGAGTTGGACATTCCGACCGCTCCGAAAAAACGCGCCGTGCCTGCTGTGCCGTCCACGCGCCCGCTCGAAAAGGACGTTCAAAAGGCCATTCTGAGCATGATTCGCTGGCGCACCGACGTGGTGTTTTACGGTCGATTTAATCGCGGAAAAGCTGTTTACTACGGCCAGGACGGCAAGCCCCGGCACATCGTATTCAACACGGTGCCAGGCTTCAGCGACATCCACGGCATGTTAACCAACGGCCGAGCGTTCTACATCGAGTGCAAGCGGGACGGTAAGGAAAAGCCGACCGCTGACCAGCTCGAATTCATCGAAAAAGTCCGGGCCGGCGGCGGTATCGCTGGCGTTGCCTGGACGGTCGAAATGGCACAGGACATCCTCAACGGCATCAGCCGCAGCTAACCGAGAAAATCGATGATCGAACACGATGCCGACTCGGCAGGGGAAATCGACGACGTTCCCGATGACTATTACGACGAGGAAGTGGACGCCAAGCTGGTTTCTCTGAGCGAGGACGCGCTGTCGGTCGATTTTGTGCAACGCAATGCGCATCGGCTGAAGTGGACGGCCGGCATGGAGTGGTTTTTCAACACAGGTGAGCGCTGGGCGCCAGACGAAGGGCTCAAGCGATTCAATTTCTCGCGCATCGTGGCGCGTGAGGCGGCGGCGAAACTGGCGTTCAAAGAAGTCAAACTCGCTCGCAAAATCGCTTCAAACGGCACGATCAACAGTATCGTCAATCTTTCTAAGTCTGATCCGTCCATCAGTATTTCGATTAACTCATGGGATTCAGATCCGATGGGGCTTAATACTCCAGGCGGAATGGTCGACCTGAAGACTGGGAATATTCGCCCACGTGCTGGAGATTTCGTCACACGGTGCGCTAGGTGTACTCCAGACAGCAGCATTCCGACGCCTACTTGGCTTAAATTCCTCGATAGCGTATTCGCGCAGGACGAGGAAATGATTGAATTTATTCGACGATTGCTCGGTTATTTCATTACTGCTGACAGGCGCGAACAGAAGATATTCTTTGCACACGGTATCGGCAGCAACGGAAAATCCACGCTGTTCAATTTCTTCCAGTGGCTCTGTGGGGATTACGCGCTTGACCTCCCAGCCGAGGTGCTGATGACCCAGAGAAATCCAGGACATCCGACCGAGCTGGCGCAGCTCCGAGGAATCCGTATTGCGATCAGCGGGGAAATCGAGCGCGGATCACACTGGGCAGAAGCACGGATCAACCGCCTTACCGGCGAGGAAACGCTCACAGCTCGTGTCATGCGCGGCGATCCGTTCACGTTCCGACAGACACAAAAACACCTAGTGGTCGGGAATCACAAACCGCGTCTGGATGGGTCTGATCCTGCGCTGGTGAGGCGATTTGTCTTGATCCCATTCGACGCCGTATTCTCGGCCGGTCAGCGCGATATGACCATGATCGACAAACTCAAGGACGAGGCGCCTGGTGTGTTGGCATGGATTATTCAGGGCTCTGTCGAGTGGTATAACGCCGGCCTGCAGATTCCGTCGAAAATCTCCAACTCCAGCGCGGAGTACATGGAAGAAAACGACGATATCGGAACCTGGATGTCTGAATGCTGCGTCATGGAATCCAGCAGTCCGCTCGCTAAAGCTGCTGACCTGTATGAGTCTTACTCAACATGGGTTAAAGCGCGCGGCCAGTTCGCAGTATCTCTGCCGCTCTGGGCTAAGCGACTGAAGACTGATCCCAAGATCACCAGCAAGAAATCAGGCTCGATCCGCTATGAAGGGATCAGCCTGACTCTGAGTGAGCGCGAGCGGTTGGCAGACTTGCGGCGTTAGTGTCCGCATATCAGGATCAACAAGCGCTCGAACCAGCTCGGAGCGCGTCGCTCACGCATCGGATGCAATCGATGATCGGTGTACGGGCCGAACGCCTCTTGCATTGTTCGGGGATAGCGTCGGGTGTTCATCGGGTCGCCAGAATCGAAACCGCCACATCGCACGGAACGCCCTGCTTGCGCATGAGCCGTGCAGCCCCGTAAACGCCGATTTCCGAGGCTCTGGCTCGCCACTTGGTAGCAAACCACTGGCAGGCGGAATTTCGGCGCGATTTGGCTCGTTCCTGAACGGATTGGCGGCCCAGGGAGTTCTGCAGCGATGCTAGCTGCACGTGTGCGTAGTACTCATACCACCGTTCCGGCAGCATGTTCGTCAGGGCGTTGAAGGACGCAACGTTCATCGCCGAATTCGCAGCAGCACCATACAGATCGGGGCTCACGATGCGCACCCCGACTGCTGGCAATTCACCGGCTGAGTGGTCGTATCCGGCTTCTCGAACGGCGACGCGCAGTCCGCGTTGCAGCCAGCGATCATCAGCAGCGCAAATGCCACTGCGAAATAATCTGTGAGCAGGTATGCGAGTCGTTGGATTTCTGCCTTGGTCATGATTCTTCCTTCTGTCTGGTTGCTAACTCGATCATTCGTCTGAGCCATTCCGGCCCACCCAGCGCCAGAAACACCGCCCACTGCTTATCCGTGAGCCTGACGTTCCGGTTTCGCATGCGCTCGCCGTACAGAGACGGGCGGCCCGCCGGCTTACGGTCTGTGCTCGCCATAGGTCAACCAAGTCATCGGGATTCCGGCGAGATAGGCTTCCCATGTGGCGCAGAGCACCGTTTCGCGGTGGATGGCCGCGAGCACTGCCAAACGCGGCCGGCTCATCGCGGGCACTCCGGGTACCACGTCACGTCCACGGACGGGTCGCTGGACTTCGGCAACGTCTCGCGGTTCGGTGGCTGACCGCCACACACGCCGATCAGCGTCGAGCCCTGATAGACGCGTGAATCGGAAACCCAAATACGACCTTCGAAGCTGGCCTGTTCGTTGGCAATGCTCACGATCAGCGCCCCGATCAGGCCGATGAATGCGACTGCGAACGATGCCCACAGGGTGGCGGCGATACGGTCGCTCATGACGCGCTCCCGGTGGCCTTGGCGATGGCGGCGCGGGCATCAGCGGCAAGCGCGTCCCACGATGCAGCCTCGGCTTCGCTGAAGTGGCGACGATTGAAAGCGGCTTCCGCCTCGAAGCGAGCCAACTCTCGGCGCAGGAAGCGCAGGCGCTCCGGCGTGTGCTTCGCGTCAGCCATGGCTCACCTCCAATCCCAGCGCCCGCAGAACGCGCTGAAACCGCGTCAGACGCGCACGAACGCAGCGCGACGGGGTAACCCAGCTACCCTGCGTGCGAACGGCCGATTCCAGGGCCTGGTTCGCGGTGTATTCGGAACGGATCATCTGTCTATCTCCTGTCTGCCGGGTGCACCTCGCAACCGATGACTGAACTATGCCAGTCTATTTCGCATATGCACTAGGTACTTACCCTAAACCATCGCACCAGCATCGCGATCACATCGGCCACCGTATACACCACGCACACGAACTCCACCACGCCCCACAGACTGTCCATTACACCCTCGAATCGTTAATCGGAATCGCGATTTTACGGAGAGTCAAGCGGGGCGGATCACCCGTTCAGGGGATGTCCAGGTAACAGGGCGATTCATTCTTCCGCCGTGTCCCATCCTCGGATCACCGCATTCAAGCCTGCACCATCGATAGGGAACCCAGCCTTGTCTAGCGACCACGCCAGTTGATTAGCCGTGTGCTTGGGCTGTCCGTTGGCATCACACCAGTCAACGTAGTTCGAATACAGAAATTTAACGAACGGCGCAGCGTCCGCGCGATGCAGCGCCTGTTTCGCCCATGCCGCCACACTCTGGTGCTTGCTTTCAATCTCGGCATGCAACTGCTCATCGCGAGCTTGCCGTTTAGTCTGCTTGGGCGGCTTCACAAGCGCTGCTTCCCTGTCAGCTGCCAGCTGCTCAGCTGATTTTCGCTGCACCTCACGCGCCAGCACCACAACCCCAGGACTCAGCGGCTCATCACGCAACGCAATCCCCAGCCGCTTGATCCCTCCGCTGTTTATCTTACTAACGCCGTAGTGCGTCAGCATCCGCCCCACCGCAGCCAGCGAGTGAATCTCAGTAGCCCCGACACTCGAGCACCACGCCCGATACGCCTCATAAATGGCGCCCATCGCTACACGTTCGCCAGGCCGCTCAACTAGACAGGCTTCCACGAAAATCTTTATGTTTGCATAGGTTGCAGGCGTTGCAACGGCGGCATGGTACAGCGGCATCACAGTCCTCTTTGGAGTGGAGATTGCAGCAATTATAACAGTAGAAACGAATGCAAGGCGGATGGTAGGGGATGTCTGCTGGTTAAAGAGGCTATCGCATGTCTGTACTACTTACGTAGTATTTAACAATACCCGCGCGTGTATAAATAATACAAAACTACACACACATGCGCTATAGCCATTCAACCAGAAAACATACCCTCTCGTCCGCTTTGCATTAGTTGCAATGATTGCATCTGTGTTGGGCGGCCTGTGTGCATGCGCTCGTGCACATTCTGCATAGTATTGTGAGGATCATCTCATGAATATGCGTGCAAAATACACTCAGTATCGTTAAACGGTACTTTGATTGAGTGAATGGCGGAATAGTTGAATAGAGGGCATGTCGTGAACCACTCTATTGACACCCAGTCGCGTGCGAATTAGTACAATCCCTACATGAGTCGTCTGAAAGCTGTTCTAGAGCACATCTCAACCATTGATCTGGACACTTTGCCACCGAGCTGGGCGCAGTTGCGAGCGGCGTATCGCTTGTATGGCCTGGCACATGATGACTATCTGCGCATGCACGCTGAGCAGCGCGGACTGTGCTCTATCTGCAAGAGCCCAGACAGTCGGGAGGCTGGCTCTCAGAGGCGTGCGAAGCAGGGGCTGTGCGTCGACCATTGCCATGAGACAGGCAAGGTGCGAGGTCTAATCTGCTCGCGATGCAACACAGCGATTGGAATGTTTGGCAACAGCGCGGCCAACATGCGAGCCGCAGCCGAGTACATCGATAGGTTTAACAAATCAATCGAACAGAGCTAAATAAGCATTATGTCAACTGCAAGTCTTACCGATAGACTGCATTGATTGCACTCTCACATCATGGGATGTCGAACGTCCAGCCGATCCCTTGAACATCGCTTCGATCTACAGCCTGGCGTGTCGAGGTTCTTGCTTATGAGTTGATCGCATATCCACTGTGCCTGCTTACCTGTTAACCGAGTAGCCGACCGCCATTCCTGTAATACGGACGGTCGTATTGGGGCCGGGGGAGCAACCGCCGGGGCCTTCGGATCGAGGTCTGGGTGTACGGTAGGATTTGCACCAAAAGCTAGAAACCATTTTTCCGGCATCCGGTAGACTGGATGAATGAACGAAAGACAGCGCGAATACCAACGTAAGTACTACGGAAATCTCCCGCCCGAGCAAAGAGCAAGACGCATAGCGGTAGCAAAGGCTTTGAGAGACGCGAAGGTGCTCAAAACCATGCGGGCATTGCGGCGCTACAAAATGGCTTCGTGTTGCGTTGACTGCGGAGAACCTGACCCAATCGTTCTGGAGTTCGATCATCGAGAGGGCGAGACGAAGGTGTTCGGAATTGCCAAGGCAACGAGTAAGGGGAAAGACTTGTCGGTCATCCTTGCCGAAGTTGACAAGTGCGACGTGGTTTGTTCGAACTGTCACCAAAGGCGGACGCATAAGAGGCGGTGGTTGATGTACGGCGACCAAGTTCCGACTGCGCGGTTACACGACTTTATTGCCGACCCGCTTGCAGAACGTCTCACCGGAGAGTAGGATTTTCCTGCGGTCGGGTGATCGCGTAGATAGGAGGTAGGTATGAAGAAAGAGCTGACGCGTGCCCAGGTTCAGAAGCACTGTGCGGATTGGTTGACACACCGTGTTATCAGTCTGAAGGTGCAGGAGCGCCGCCCTGTGTTCGGTGGGAAGCTGACGCGGGTGGCTGCGGTTTGTAAGATGGTTGTGGCGGGGAGGTTCGCGCGATGACCGGCCACCCGAAGGGAAAATACGGGCAGGCGACCACTCAAGGCCGTATTTCGGTTTTCGCTGCGTTGGAGAAATCGGCATCGCAGGGCGTAGAAACGGCCGAGTTGGTTGCAGTTTTGACTGCTGTTGGGCTGACCGATAGATCGGCGAAGACGACGCTGTTCAAGATGAAGCGTGACGGGCTGATCTTCGGAAAGGGCGTATACGTTGGTGGCGCGGGCCAGCAGAGGTACCGGTATTTCGAGACTCAGACGCAGTGTGATGCGTACGTGTTCGAGGGGGTACCGACTGCGCAAGAGCGCAGGCAGGCGAAACTGAAGCGTGCGGCTGAACGCGAGGCGGCGAAGCGTGCGGCTGAAACTCCGGAGCAGAGGGTGGCGCGACTGGCGATCCGTAACGAGCGCATCCGGGCGAATATCTGGCGCAAGCGTGGGTTCGCCGAACCGCCTCCGAAGCGGGTTGAGGGATACCAGGGAGTCACGCCTGAGGACGCGCGTAAGGCTGCGAAGAAGGCATACGACCGGGAAAAGTATCTGCTGGCGAAGGCTCAGAGGGACGCCGAACGTGCCGCCCGAGAAGCGAAGCGTGTGGTTAAGCAGGTTGCCCGTCCCGGTTCCGAGCTGGTCACCCGTGTGGAGTCGGTGGACGCCCCGGTGAGCGTGACGAAGCGGCCGACACTGGTAGGCGAGCCGATTATCACGAGTCGGACGCGGGTGACCGTGGCGCCGGTTCGTGCGGATTACCGGTTTTACGTTGATCCGTCGGAGGTTCGGCCGGTGTTTGGGGCGCTGCCGGTGGGGCGGTATTTGGAAGAAGAGGTGTGCGATGCGATTTAAGAGCGGCGATGTGTGCCAGTGCAAGTGGTCGAGATACCCCGAGTTGGTGGGCACGATTTTTACACTGACGACTCCCTGCACCGTCTGGCCGGATTCGTGGGACACCAGCCCTGAATTTTTCCCAGAGCCCGGGATGTTGTCGCATTCATTCGTTGAGGATCAGCTGCGAAGGTTTGACAGCCCCGGAGAACAGGAAGTCGACGAAACCCTCCAGCGCCTGGGTACGCCGATGGACATGCGACTGCGCGAGTTGGAAAACGAACTGGCGAAGTTGAACAGTTCACTGGATCAGCTGGAAAAGGTGTTGACTCGATAGAGGGGCGGAAGTAGACTGACCCTGAGAGCAATGCGCAGTGACGATGCGCAGCATGCGTCGGTAATTTTCGCCGAGGGCTGTGGAGTTGTGATCCCCTGGGGTCGAGCCTTGCAAGCCAATTCCTAAGCCGGGATCGTCTCCGGCGCTCTCAAATATTTGCGGCCTTGGCCGAGTGGCTCAGGCTTCTGCCTTCCAAGCAGATTACGCGAGTTCGATCCTCGCAGGCCGCTCCAGAACCGTGTTGAACGGTATCGCTCTTTGGTAGGACTGCTAGACGACGGGCTGCTCAAAAGGCAGCCCGTTTAATTTGTGCGGCTATACTTCTGGAATCATGGAGCTAGCCGACATTCTGGGTATTAACGAGGAATCCGCTATTCCTCCTCAGGTTCAGCCTGGACAAACTTTCGGTGAGCGAGTTCCTCTTCTTCCAACTTCTGTTGAATTCGAAGAATCCTCCGGCGACCTGGCGACTTACCTGACTGCCAAAGACGGTCTAGAGTTGTGTCGTCGCTATTTCGTGTTGGGTAATCTGGCGGAATCGGCCAGACAGTTGAAGATCCGTTACCCCGTTGCATTGCGTACCTCACGTGAAGACTGGTTCATGGAAGAGCTGGTGTCCTTGGAGCACCAAGCCAAAATCCGGCAAAAGGCAGACCTAGATCAGAAGCTCAATAAAGTCTTGTCACAACTTGACAAGCGCCTAGAGCATGGGGACGAGGTGGTGACGAAAGACGGCATCGTGAACGTAGCCGTGAAGGCTCGCGATCTGGCCGCGATTGCTGCAATCCTCACTGAACGGCGTGAGAAACTTGACGAGGCTACTCGTCCGGCGGTAGGTACTCCGAAGGGGAAACTGGAGACGCTCGCCGACCAGCTTCGCGCCAAGGCAGCAGCGAATGCGTCCAATGCTGTGATCGTTCCTCTAAAGCAGGTCAGCGATGGGTCGCAAGCGCAAGGTTGAACTCCCGGGCGGGATGCCTACGGACGACGCCGGCCCGGTGGTTCAACTCGATGCCGGACTGATCGAGGGGTTCGCGCGTGAGTATCTGTGGCATACATTCGATGAGCCGGACGTTACCCCGGCGTTCCACCGCGATGTGTGGTCGCTGTGGTGCCGGCCGGAGAAATACATCGCCGATGCGGCGCCTCGGGGGCACGCGAAAACCACGGGTTGTACGGTAACGTATTCACTGGCCGCGATGTTGTTCGGTGCGGCCGATTACATCCTGATCGTCTCAGCGAATGAAGCGCTGGCTAGCGGTATCCTCGGGTTGATTAAGTTCCAGCTCCAGGAAAACGACAAACTCAAGGCAGACTTTAATGTCCACGGCCTGAGCATCGACAACGATACGGTAGTCGAAGCGCACATCGGAAACAGGATCGTTCGAATCATCGTCAAGGGCGCCGAGCAGCGCCTACGCGGCCTGATCTGGCGCATGAAGCGACCGAACCTCGTGATCGTGGATGACTTGGAAGATGACGAGGCGGTCGAGAATCCCGAACGTCGGCTGAAACTGCGGAACTGGTTTAACAACGCCCTACGTCCCATCGGTTCGAAGTCATCGAAGTTCCGCGTGCACGGAACGATCATGCACGAGGACTCACTGCTGAATCGACTGCTGAAGTCCGCGCAGTGGAAATCGAAGGTCTACGCGGCGCACCGTGATTTCGACGATTTCTCGAACATTCTGTGGCCGGAAAGGTTCCCGGAGGAAAAACTCCGGATGGAACGACAGGTCTATATTGACGACGGCAACCCGCACGGCTATTCCCGCGAATACCTGAACCGGGCAATTGTTACTTCAGAAGCGTTTTTTCGTCCAGACGACTTTCTGGAAATACCCGAGGACGAACTAAGTCAATCACGAGCGTATTACGGCGCTGTCGATATCGCCGTGTCGGAGTCTGCGCAGGCCGATAACACGTCGTTTCTGATCGGCGGCATGACAGACGACCGAGACGGCGATGGCAGTTACCTGGACATCATGGACAACGAGGTTGGCCGGTTCGATCCTGTTCGAATGATTAATACTTGGTTTGCAATGCATGAACGCTGGCAACCGAGGTTCTGGGTGGTTGAAACCGGCGTGATCGAAAAGGTAATCGGCCCATTCCTGCGTCAGGAAATGCGCAAACGGAACGTGTATTTCGACCTGATTACGAAAGTACCCACGAAAAACAAGCAGTCCCGAGCCAAGAGTATTCAGGGCAGAATGCGGGCGAAATCTGTTCGGTTCGACAAATCCGGGGATTGGTATCCGGCTTTGGAAGTAGAATGCCAGACATTCCCGCGCGGGGTACATGACGACCGGGTGGATTCACTGAGTTTGCTTGGTTTGGCGCTTGAGGATTTGACGGACTACGAGTTCGACGAATCCGAAGAGATGGAAGCCGAAGCGCGAGAGGTGATCGACAGGGTACGAGGCGGTCGGTCGAAGATCACAGGGTATTAGCAGGAGATACTTCGATGAAATCGATGAAGAAGCCGACGCCGGGTGGTCAGAAGCCCCCGAAAGAACCGATGCCGGTTCGTCAGCGATATTCGCTGGGTCTGCCGTCTGGTGGCGTGAAAAAGAAGAAGTAAACCAGCGCCATGCGCTTCGTTCTCCAGCCCAAGGCGCTTGCCAATACACGGACGTACTCGGTCGATTTTTCGCCGTTCGTCCCGGTGGGCTATTCGCTAGCCTCGGCGACAGGAACCTGCGCGGTATCAACGGGAACCGACCCTAGCGCCGGATCGATGATTACTAATGTCGCTGTGGACTCGACTGGGTACGGAGTGACGTTCCAACTCAGTAATGGTGTGGATGGGGTTATTTATCTCATCAGCATCACAGGCGTATTTGCCGCAGGTTCGCCGTACACCGGAACGACTGTGACTCAAACAGGCTATCTGGCTGTTCTGGAAAACCAATGAACCTCGAACGCCACCTGAAACTGGACAAGGCGGCCTGCGACTCGCCGAACCTCTGCGACAAGTTCTCTGACAAAGACCTCGCGACCATCGGCGGCGTGGTCTACGAAGGGTACATGTACGACAAGGCTTCCCGCCACTCATGGGAGCAACGTGTACAGGCGGCGCTAGACCTAGCGCTGCAGCTTCAGGAGGACAAGACGTTCCCGTGGCCTGGCGCTGCGAACGTCAAATTCCCACTCGTCACTATCGCGGCCCTTCAGTGGCATGCACGTGCGTACCCGGCCCTAGTACCGAACAACAATGTCGTGCAGATGCGCGTTGTGGGTACTGATCCAGACGGTAAGCGTACTCAGAAGGCCCTGCGAGTCGGCACCTTCATGAGCTACCAACTTATGGAAGAGTCCAGCGAATGGGAAGCCGAACATGACCGCGCGTTGTTGGCAATTCCCATCGTCGGATGCGCTTTCAAGAAAACGTACCGCGATGGTGTTCGCGGTGAGAACCGTTCGGAAATGGTGTCAGCGCGCGACTTGTACATCAACTACTGGGCAAAGTCGCTAGAAGACTGCCCGCGCAAAACGCATCGAATTCCGATGCAGAAAAACGAAATGTACTCGCGCATGGCGGGTGGCATTTTCCGCGACTGCCGCGAAGAGGGTTGGTACACGGCTGGCGCACAGATGATTAACGACCGGTCGCGAGAGAATATCCGCACCGGTCAGCAGCCAATCAACGAGGACGACGTAACGCCGTTCTGGCAGCTTGAGCAGCATGTCCGGCTCGATCTGGACGGCGATGGATACGACGAACCGTACATCGTGACGGTGGACGAGGCTTCGCAAACAACCCTGCGTATTGTTACGGCCTTCGACTTTGAAGACATCCAGCGTCTCGGTAAGGGCAAGAACTCCGAAATCGTTGAGATTCCCGCTACCGAGTATTTCACTAAATACGGGTTCATCCCGTCACCGGACGGTGGAATCTACGATATCGGCTTCGGTCTGATCCTTGGCCCTATCAACGAATCTGTGTCGTCGATCATTAACCAACTGATCGATGCTGGCACGATGCAAGTTCGTGCGGGCGGCTTCCTCGGGCGCGGCGCGAAGATCAAGGGCGGCAATCAGGCGTTCAACCCGTTCCAGTGGAACCCGGTGGACTCGACGGGCGACGAGTTGCAAAAGTCGATCATGCCGCTGCCGGTCAACGCACCGTCCAACGTGCTGTTCCAGTTGCTGGGCCTGCTGATCGACTACACGAACCGCATCGCGGGCGCCACCGACATCATGGTCGGCGAAAATCCCGGCCAGAACACGCCGGCTCAGACCTCTCAAACAATGGTTGAACAGGGCTCAAAGATCAATGCCGCGATCTTCAAGCGTACTTGGCGCTCTATGAAACAAGAGTTCCAGAAGTTCTATCGCCTGAACAAGCGGCATCTCCCGGCCGAAGAGATGCAGTACGGTGAGCAAGCCGGCGTGATCGCTCGGGGCGATTTCAACGACCCCGACAAGTTCATTTGCCCAGCCGCCGATCCGAACCTTGTTTCGGATACCGCTGCGGTGCAACAGGCAACGCTGCTGTTGCAGCGTGTCCCAACAGGTGGATACGACCCCGATGCGGTCGAAGTTCGTTTCCTCCAGGCCCTCCGAGTGAAGGACTGGCAACAGGTGTTCGTTGGCCGGCAGAAAATCCCGCCGCCGCAGAACCCGAAGATTTCTGTGGAACAGCTCAAGCAGATGGGCCACGAAAAGCGAGACGCCGCGAAGCTCAAGCAGATGCTGCTGGATCACCTCGCGAGCAACACGAAGACGAAGGCAGAAATCACCCTTCTGGAAGCGCAAGCCGAACAGATCATTCACGCCATCGGAGCCGATGCGGCTGCGCTGGATATCGATCGATTCGAGGCGCTTCTGAGTGGTGCGGCGGACATGCACAATGTCCAACAGGGATACATGCAGCTTTTGCAGCAGTCTCTGGAAAGTCAACAACAACAGCAGTCGGGAGCCTCAGGAACTCCCGCACGCTGATACACAGCGAGGTTTGAATGAAGGCAGAGGAAACCGTCGAGTTGTACAACTCGTGGCGGAAGCATCCCGTGACCGAGGTTCTGTTTGCAACATTGGAACAGGATATCGAAGCGGTTAAGCAGTCGTGGCTGGACGGGCATTTCACGCATGAGGGTAATGCCGATGCGACGTTTCTCGTCCAGGCCCGACAGCAAGAGCGAGCCCGCGTCTATCGCGAGTTCATTAGTAGAACCGGAGAAGAGTTTCTCCAACTAGTAGGAGGTGAGTAAGTGAGCAATGACATTCCGATCTATCACAGCTTCGACAACACGTCGAACACGAGCGGTCTAGACCCTCGTGGCCGGGCGCTCCTCGTCGAACTGTACGCGGTTCCGACCCACTCCGGGCCGATTGAACTCCCCCCCGATGTCGTGCGGCAATCGCAACTGGCCCAGCAACGAGCCGTTGTCGTGGCATGCGGGCCGTCCGCGTATGCGGGCGAGCCGACGCCGCGCTGTAAGCCTGGCGATCACATCATCTTCGGCAAGTACGCCGGCTACCAGGCTGAAGGGCCGGGCGATGGCAAGGCGTACCGTCTGATCGAGGATAACGCGGTGTTTTGCGTCATGACTGTCCATCAGGACAACTCGGGGCAGAGTTTCAAGGATGAGAGGGAGCTGTGATGGAGCAGGAAGTAGAGATCCGAGGATTCGGGTTGGCAGAAGGATATGACACCTGCCATCAAGGCGCAGTCACCTCTTGGAATCGAGAAACTAGGACATTCACGATTCAATTTCCTGAGGAATATCTCATCTATAGGTCTGGGCTCACTCTTGCGAGTGGGATCACAGTTGACGAAGAAAGAATTCGACGATACGAGAAGCAAGTCCGTTCAGTAGCAGAGACAGGAGAACTTTATGTTGGAGCATGACACCGACCCGGGCAACGATCCCGGCGAAACTGGCGGCGAACGAAACTTCGAAGCAGAGGCCCGCGCCGAGGGCTGGCGTCCCCTTGAGCAGTACAAAGGCGATCCGAACAAGTGGATCGATGCCAAGGAATTCGTGGAGCGCGGCGAGAACATCCTCCCACTGGTCAAGGCGCAAAACGGCAAGCTCAAGAACGACCTTGAGGCGACGAAACGTACGCTGGCCGAGATGCGCGAATCCATGGACAACTTCAAGTTGTTCCATGAGGAAACGACCGCTCGCCTGCAGAAGGAAAAGAAGGCCGAATATGCGCGCGCCGAGGCTGACCTGAAGAAGGCTCGCACGGAAGCCCGCGAAAACGGCGACCTCGACAAGGTGGACGAAATCAGCGATGCGATTGCTGACCTGAAAGCCGAAGCCAAGGCCGAGGAAACCAAGACGAAGAAGGCTCCGACCGCTCAGTCTCAAGACGCGATTCTGAAAGACCCGGTATACCAGGCGTGGGCGAAGGAAAACCCTTGGTTCGGCGACGATACCGACAAGGACAACGCCCGCCGTTCGCGGCTGGCTGTCGCCGTGGGTCAAGAGATTCGAGCGAAGAACCCGAATATCAGTATGGCAGATTTTCTGGAGCAGATTACCGAAGAAGTCGAAGAGACGTTCGGGGCCGCCAAGAAATCCTCACGCGAAACGACTTCCAAGGTCGAAGGTTCGCGCCGGGGTAATGGCGGTGGTGGCAAGGGGTATGCCGATCTTCCTTCTGAAGCTCGCAAGCAATGCGACGAGGATATCAAGCGTCACGTTGGGCCGAATAAGGTATACAAGACGGTCAAGGAATATCAGTCGTACTTTGCAAATCTCTATTTCGAGGAATAACCAATGACCCGCCAATACACCCGCGCAACGTCTGCACCAGTCGATACGCCACCCTCTGCTGCAACGCAAGAGGCAATGAATCCTGCAAACTCTCTGCAAGATCGCCAAGAAACCGTCAAAACTCGTCGGAAGCGTATTCCGATGACGACCGCAACTCGAAAGCTGGAAACTCCAGAACTTCCGGGTTATTATCTGCACTGGGTCAACGGTGAAGCTGATCGTATTGCAAAAGCATTGCGAGCAGACTATACTTTTGTCCAGGTAGGTGAATTGCCGGGTTATACCCTGGAACTTGGCGACCAGACAGGAATCTCGGGTAGCGCAGATATGGGGGATAGAATCTCCGTTGTTGCCGGCGGGACGGGTCAAGACGGTCAGGCTATGCGCCTGTATCTAATGAAACTCCCAATGGAACTGCGCGAAGAGGATTTGCAGCAGCGCGACGATGAGGGCAAGAAACTCATCGATGCGCTCTACAAAGACCCGAATGCTCAAGCAGTTAGTGGTCAGGACAATGACGGTCGATACGTTTCCGAAATGGACGCGCGCCGTGGTCGGGCCAAAAAGCCTCAGTCTCAGTCGTACAACGTGCTCGAAACCTTCCGGAAGCGCTGACCTAGCGGTTTCCCGGGATCGAGTGAAACCGGGAAACCAATATGGCAAACGTCAATCAACCCTCGGGCCTGTCGCCTGTAGGGCACATTCTCGGTATCGACTGGAGTCAAAAGACCCAGCGGTACTACATCCCCCAAGCAGATGCTAACGCGTATGCAATCGGCGATCCTGTCACCCTGGCAGGCTCGGCTGACAGCAACGGCGTTCCGAGCATCACCCTCGCAACGGCAGGTACTGGTGGCGTCATTCTTGGCGTCATCGTCGGCATGGGCGGCCCCCAATACGGTGGCGTCTCGGCTGATACGGCCAATCTGAACATCATCGTCATCCCGGCTACTAAGACCAAGGCGTACTACGTCGAAGTCGTGGTTGACCCGTATGTCCTGTTCGAGATTCAGGACGATGGCACGGCAACCCTTGCCGCTGGCGACGTTTCGAGCAACTACAACCTCGTAGCCGGTACGAATAACGGCTACGTGTCTGGTTGGCAACTTGCGGCTAACTCGTCCAACACTGGCAATACGCGACAGCTTCAGATTCTGCAGCTCGCTCAGAAGCCGAACAACGTCCTCGGCATCAACGCGAAGTGGATCGTCCGCATCGTGAATCACCAATTCCTGCCTGGCACTGCCGGCGTCTAATAAGGAGTCACGAACATGGCTGGCGTAATTACCACTGGCTCGCACCCGAAACTGCTCTGGCCTGGCGTCCACGCGACGTGGGGCCAGGTCATGAACGAGGGCACGTACCACAAGGAACACGAAGACCTGTACGAAATCGAAGATTCGGACATGGCCTACGAACAGGATGTGGAACTGACCGGTTTTGGTCTGGCCCCCATCAAGCCCGAAACGGGCGGTACGAGCTACGATTCGGAAATCCAAGGTCAGATCACGACGTACAACCACATCGCTTACGCGCTGGGCTACATCGTGTCGCACGAGGAAATCAAAGACAACCTGTACAAGAAGGTTGCCACCGCACGCGCCAAGGCAAATGCGTTCTCGATGCGTGAAACCGTGGAAGTCCTTGCGGCGTTCCCGTACAACAACGCGTTCACCGCAACACTGTTCGCAACTGGCGACGGTCAGTCGCTCATCTCGACGGCCCACGTCAACCCGCTGGGTGGCACGTACTCCAACGCGCTGTCCCCTTCGGCCGACCTCTCGGAAGCCGCTCTGGAAGACATCCACATCCAGATCGAGACGATGAAGAACAACCGGGGCCTGAACATCGCTTACCGGCCGCAGTCTCTCCACGTGTCGCCGTATGACGAGTTCACCGCGAATCGGATTCTGAAGTCCGTGCTGCAGTCGAACACCGCCAACAACAACATCAACGTGTTGAAGGCGATGGGCGCGTATCCGAAGGGCATTATGGTGAATCACTACTTCACCGCACCGCATACGTGGTTCGTTCGTACGAACGTTCCCACGGGCATGCAAATGTTCTGGCGTGAGCGCCCGACGTTCGAGCAGGATAACGATTTCGACACGAAGAACGCGAAGGCTCGTTCGTACATGCGGCTGAGTTTCGGCTGCAGCGACCCGCGTTCGCTGTTTGCCTCATCGGGGCCGTAAGACAGAGACTGAAAACTGATAGGGGGCTTCGGCCCCCTGTCTCCATGAAGCGGTACCACGTCGGTACCGTACTCGCAACAAGCAGTACGCTTCGGAGATTCAAATGGGAAATCAAGTTCCTGTCCGCTATAACAGCGGCATCGCTACGTTTGGGTATAAGGACAACATGGGGGACTACCCCGCTGTTACCTTGCCTGGGCAGTATGCATTTAACAACCCGGACTTTGCGCCGTATGTTCCCACTGAGTGGACGACCACTCAGACGAACGGTACTGCGGCGGCGTTTGTCTGGAATTCGGGAGTTGTGAAACTCTCGACCACGGGTTCTACTACTGCTGACGCGATTTATCTGTCGGGAACTATGGCGTCCGAGCAGTTCAAGGCGCGAAATCGCAATTGGTTCTCGGTCGATGTGGCGATTCCGTCGACCAGCGCGACGGATATCACGTTCCGCACTGGCCTGAGCGATACGGCGAACCCCGCCTCTGCCGCAAACGGCATTTTGTTCCGCAAGCCGCTTGGTGGCACGGCGGTTCACCTTGATATCATCAAGGCGGGTGTGACGACCAGTCTGCTAAATGTGGCTGACGTTTCCAAGCCCTCTGGCATCTTCGGCTCAGCCAGCGCCGCAGGTACGGTTACTGCGAACGCCACGGGTACGACCCTGACCGCTCTGACGATTGCCACTGCTGGCAATGGGTATCAGAAAGATCCTCTTGTGGTTGTCACAGGAACGGCGGGCTCAGGCGCTACGGGTCGCGTCGAAATCGGTACCGGCAATGGCGGTCTGAACAACGCAGGACTGTACAACGCGATTGTGACCTCGGCCGGCTCGGGTTACACGGCTGGCACGTTTGCTGTTGAAGTCGATCATTTCATCCGGCTATCGATGCGTTATGACGCTCGTGGCGTTCTATGGATTGGCGTGAATGGCGTGATCATTGCGTCGTTTGGTCGGAATGGTGTGACGGCGGTTGCCACTGGCAGTACGGTGGATACATCGCTGGTTCAGCCTGATTCATATACGACGGCGACCCAGCTCTCCAGCGGCATGACGTTCTTTCCAGTGGCTGGTGATTTTATGAATATCGCACCGCTCGTCCCGATGTTCCCGACCGTTGGTTTCCTGAACAGCACTGCGAATCCTCGAATCGCTTACGTCGATCAACTTTTCTACGCTGGGGAATATTGATGCTCCGCGTTCGAGCGCTGACCGATGGCGCTAAGAACGCCGCAATCGAGGTTGTTGTCCGGGGCGATAAACCGAAGGGCAACAAGGAGGGCGCGACCTCCGACCTCGATTGGTCGGTTGCCATCGATCTGTCCACGCTGAATCACAATCCCCGACGCGCCCGGATCGATGAAATTTACTACGCGGTGTCGGATAAGGTTGAGGTTCAACTCGCGTGGCATCACCCAAAAAGTCAGCGTCACGAGTTCCTGCCGCTAGGTGGTCGCGGACGGATTGCATTTCCGGCATATCAGCCAAGCGCACCTGACGGCGAAGACCATACCGGCAATCTCGAAATTCGAACCATCGGCCTGCAGCCTGGACAACTGGTGTACCTGTTGTTCGACCTGACTAAGCAATGAGGTAACACCATGACTGATACGGTACGAAATACAACCGGGGGGCCACCTCAAAGGTTTACTTGGAGTTTGCCGGGGATCATTCCTCAAGTGAATTTCATCTCCACCACGGGTGGAAGCCAGCCGATTCCGAAGGACAGCACGTTTTCGACCTATGTGGCTGCCGTGAAGGGGTCTGCTGGTGCTCAAACGGCAACGGTGCTCGTTCAGGCTACCAACGATCCGCACACGGCTGGCGCAGACGATCCTGTTGCTGGAACGCGAAACAACTTCTTCATCAGCACGCTAAGCGGTTCTCCCACCATCACCTCTGCCGAAGGTCTGTTTCGCTCAGACATGACGGGCGACGAGGTGTATGCGCAGGGTGTTGCGCTCGGAACGACGATGACGTTTGTGTCGAAGACGACTGCAACGCTGTCCGCAAACGCGACGGCGACCGCCATCGTACCCGCTCGATTCCAGTCGTTCCAATGGGTTCTTCTGGCGACGATCACGCTTTCTGGAACGCTGCAGGCCGCAGACGGTTTCGCAACCATTTCCAACTGGAAGTGGGTTCGAGCCAACGTAACAGCGATCACGGGTACGGGCGCATCAGTCGTCTGCACGCAAGGGGTCTGACATGACTGTGGTGATTAATTATCCCGCAGCCGGTGGCGGTAGCGGCGGTGGTGGCGGCGGTAGCACGATCACCAGTGTCAACGGGCAGACTGGGCCGGCCGTCACGATTACGCCCTCTAATATCAGTGCATTGGGCATTCCGACGAACTGGAATGCATCGACCAATTCACCGACTCTGACCAGCAGTGTGGCGCCGACCGGAAATACAGACTTTATTGTCACGGTAGCCGGTACGACGACGCTGGACGGTATTTCCACCTGGAATGTAGGCGACATCGCTTATTTCGGTTCTGGAGGTACGTGGCAACGCATAGCAGCCGCACCAGCCACGGGAACTGCGCTCGTTAAATCGGATGGCGCTGGCGGGTTGATTTCTGCGACGCTTGGAGCTGACTACCTGCCAGCATGGGTTAACTGTGCGGTTCCGATCATGTTTCCGCCAAGCTGGACGATGGCCTCGGCAGGCGCTGTGACATTTGGCACTGCATTGGATCGGGTCTATCCCTCTATCTGGTGTTACTTTGCTTCGGGCGCTCTAAACACTGGCTCGGCGGCAGGGTTCTACTACACCGTCATGTCATCCACGACGGTGGGACAGGTGTTCCAGAACGTGTATGCGCCTGGCAGCAACAAATCCACTGACACCAACCCGTGGGCTATTCCTTCGTCTCCCACTGCATTCGGCGCAACAACGCCGGGCACCTTCGCAGCCCAAGCGTCCTATGTGGCTTGTTTCACAGTCAACATCGCCCAGAACTTCCTTGGGAAAAATGGCTGGGCGGAGATGCAGTTCTTTATCAACGCCAACAACTCGGCCAATAACAAGCAGTGGCATGTGACGCTGGGCGGAACCACCAACAGCGTCAGTACGGGTGCATTCTCGACAAACACTGGTTCACGTCAGGCGGCTGGCTTCATGAACACTGGCGTGGTCAATGCTCAGACCGGCTGGTACAACGGCGCAACGAACCCGTTCGGCAACGTCACTACTGTGGCAACGAATCTGGCAATCGACACGAGTTCTGTCGGCAATAAGGCTTTCAGTCTGGAAATCCTGAACGCCAACGCTGCCGACTACATGATCATTAAGCAAGTCACGGCCATCGTAACTCCTGGTACGCCGTAAGGAGTTGGAATGGCTCAGATCAACGGTTTCCAACTAGCGAAGCTGCTCGCCAATATCCCGGTATACGCTGCGCCGACAATTTTGCAACCGGTCTATGTTGTCCCGGAGATTCAAGTAGGCGACTCGCTAGAGAGTTTTCCGATGACGGCCACTGGGTTTCCGATCCCTACTGGTGCGCTGACAATGACTCTCGGGGGAATCACCCAGAGCAATGGGTACACGACCGTCATTGGTGATGTTGGCAAGGCCGTCTTGGCGTCTCAGACACTGACGAATGCGGTTGGATCAGTTACATCCAATTCGACGCCTACCTCGGTTATCGCTGTCCAGACAGCCTATAACAACGGGTTACTTGGCTCGAATACCACCGATCCGTTCAGCTATACGCCGGGCTATTTCATCAACAACGCGGCGCAGGGCGGAACGATTCCGACCGACCTTAGCAGCAATGTCATTCCAGCAGCCAATATCGGCGCAACTGGCTGGCCCACGGTAGCGTTCCAGTTTTTCGTCACGAAGCCGCTCTCGGGGGCATCGAATGACGGCCAATTGGCCGCCGGGACATATAACTGCTCGTATCGGCTCCTATCGGCAAATGCTGGATGGACGCCGGGAACAGTCCCTACGGTTTCCGCGTTGGCAGGCTGCACCGTCAGCGGGCTAACACTTCAGCCGGACAACATCACCATCAAGTTCACGATGGTGACGACAGCGAACCAGAACGTTCAAATCAAGTTCACGGGCGGCGTCGCATACGTGGATATTCCGCGCGATGGTGTAACGCCGACCTGGAACGGCCCGGAGTTCGCGCAGGACATGCTCGCATCCATGTCGCAGCACGACTCGATTCGGATGATGGACTTGAACAACTCCATTCCTCCGAACATCAATGCGACATCGTTGCTGGTGGGACAAGATGCGGTCATCTATTCTCAGGGAACAACCGACTACACGCTGTGGGGTGCTGCGGATAACCGACAGGGAACAGTTTTCACTGCGACCGGAGTTCCGACTGGAACGGGCGTCGTCCAGCACCACGACATTACGTGGGCAAACCGGATCGTCGATTACGGAACGACTGGCCCGGGTTGGCCGTATGCGATTGAGCGTCAGATTCGGTTTATCAACTCGGTAGCTAACTACCCTAGCTCCAAGATCGTTAGCATGTGGTTCAACCTGAACCCCTACGTGACCGACAACTATGCGTTCAACGCGGCCGGTAAACTGACCTCTATTCTGACGACTGGCGTTCCGCTATACATCGAAATCGGAAACGAGCCATGGAATACGGGATCGACGATCTATCCGATTTACTCGGCGATGGCGCAGCAGGAACTGCAGTGTCTCTGCTCGAACAAGGGATCATCCTTCGTTCAACTCGTTTCGTCGATCACTGGCAACGGAACGACCACCACCGTAACGCTAACCTCCATGCCATCGTTCATCACGAACGGGGCGCAATTCTTCGTCAACAACCCGATTACTGCAGCCTGGTCAAAAGACGCAGGCGGAGTAGCGTACAGCATTTCTCACCTCGCAACTGTGCTGTCAGTTGTCGGGAATACGTTCACCTATGCCTCTCAAGGCAACGGAACGATGTCCCTGACCGACACGTGGCAGGCGTACTTCAATCCGTCATCAACGCTGATCGGCGACGGCATCACGGATATCAACCAATTGCCTTACAAGTGGTACGTTCGTCGGGCCTACCAAATCTGGACGCAGTTCCAGACTGCCGGCCGCACGCAAGACCGCTTCGTTTTGAACCTGCAAACCAGCGGCACGGTTAACGAAACTTCGGCTCAGTTCGAGCCTGTTCATTACGCATACGCTACTTACATAGCGAACGCTACGGTTCCTGGGACGAATATCAACACGTGGCTGTATGCGACGGCTGTGGCGCCCTACGTCAAGGCTCAGAGCCGGTATTCGAGCGCATCCACTGGTGCACCGAATCAGATTCTGGGCGTGCCTTGGGCATCCACGGCGGTGGTTGGCGACTCCATCAACGTCAGCGGTGTGGGGGCCAGTGGCGCAACGCTGGCGACTGCGGTGGCTGCCGGCTCCAGCGGTACGACCTTGAATATCGCTGGTACGGTTCTCACAAACGTGACCGCAACGGCGACAACCACGACAGCACCGCCGAGTATCGTGTTCACAGACGGCGATTCGACCTCGATTCTCAACTGCATGATTTCAGGATTTTTGCCGTGGATCGAGGTGGCAATTCGTAACCATGCGTATTTCACGAGGAAATACGGCGTTCGAATGATGGCCTACGAAATCAGTATTGACATTCAGTCGATCCCGAATCAACAAATCAGTATCAGCTCGAACTCGCTCCTGAGCACGGTGATTCAGAAGCTGCTTGAACTGTGGTATGGCTGTGGAGGCCAAGAGGCATACTGCTTCAGTGTCGTGCCTGGCGTCATCACGAACGTGGCACAGGGTTCGTGGAACTGGATGTCTTCGTGGACGGACACGACATCACCTAAGGTCGCTGCACTGCTGGCCTATCGTTCTGAGCAACGGTTTTACCAGAACCTATTCAGCCCATCAGCCGGCGCGCCGCCGACCGTCTACGGGGTCAAGCTGTCGGGCGTCGGGAACGTCAACGCAGATCAGTCCGTCATGGCTGGTACCGATGCCAACGGAACCTCAATCACGTACAACACGACGAACGGGATGTGTTATTGGGTGGATAACACGGGGGCTCGGAACGCAAATTGGGCCGTAGTTTTCAACCGTTCACGACGCTACAGCGCGACGCTTTCTGGTTCCGACAGCACCGCCGGTACCGTCGCAATGGTCTATCTGGATAACGTACAGATCGGTACTGCGACGCTTCCCGCTAACGGTGCTGGTAGCGCAGGGGCCACTGTTGCCAGTAGTGTCACCATGTTCAATATGAACGGTTTGCCAACGTTCGATATGCCGAGCGGGACTCATAATCTCGCGGTTAAATTCACGTCAAGCACACCAAACAAAGGTACAGTTCCGGGTATTGCAAGCATCGCGTTCACGGCGCTTTAAACCATGTCCACCAAGAATCAACCCGACTTCTACACAGGAGGTGATTGGAATGCCTACTGCGCTCGGTGCGGTGGGAAATTCAAGGCATCGCAGCTCCGCAAGCAGTGGCAGGGATATTACGTCTGCCCCGATGACTGGGAGGCTCGTCAGCCTCAGGATTTCGTTCGAAGTATTCGTGAGCGTCCAGAGGTTCCCTGGGCTCAGAATCCAGCCGATTTGTTTGTCGTTGCGCCAGTTGGCTTCATCAATAACAAACTACAATTCGTGCAGTTTGTGAACAACAAGAACCAACTTGTTCAGTTCACTGGAGCCCCAGGAGACTGAATATGAGTACGCTTGGACTGTCAAATTTTGGAAACTTGGCTGCTCCTATTGAGCCGCTACAGGTTTTCGATGACATTCTCGGGGATCAATCGACAGCCACCAAGGGCGCTGGCTGCATTGGTTTTGGCCCAGCAGTTCCATACGCTGCTGGGTCTATTGGTGCTGCAATTCAGGCATCTCCAGCACCAAGTGGCGGAACGACTGCTAACAGACCTGCCGTTCCGAAGCTATATCAGTTTTACGTAGACACAACGCTCGGTCAGCCGATCTGGTGCACTCAGGTTTCGCCAGCTATTTGGATTAACGCGGCAGGAGTCGCAGTATGAATTTCAAAAAGTACCTTTTCCTTTTGCTTATCGCGATTAGTTCGTTTGCGAGTGCACAGACGTTCACCGTAAATAATCTAGCGATTAACGGAACAGTCACGGGATTGGGTTCAGCCACGCTGACAAAAAACGTCCTGAACGTTGCCGCCCTAAGAAATTTCAATCATCTGTTTGGAAATAATGTCCAGACATTGGGCTATCGAACAAATGGCGACGGTGGTGGTGCGAATTACTACATCAAGTCGACGACCTCGGCGGGTTTCACCGACGACGGTTGCTTGACCATCATCGCCAGCGACGGCGCGGTTTGGGGGTTGAACTACACCAACACCGTGAACGTAAAGCAGTGCGGCGCCTACGGCGACAACACGCATGACGATACGGCAGCGTTCAATGCAGCGACTCAATCGACAGCGACATTCTCAGCAGCGCTGCAATACACCATCGAAGTGCCGAATTCGCCACCCGGATATCTCATCAACGGCACGGTGTATGTGCGCAAGGGTGAAACGTTGCGCGGTGTCGGGTGGGGTACGTTCATTAATCTAGTAGGCACGCCTGCATCGACGAACAACTTCGTTCTCGGCAACAGTTCCAGCGGCCCGGATGCTGGTGGCTCGCCGGTCAAGATTCAAAATCTCTGGACTTCTGGCGGCGGCGGTTCGGCGGCGGTCATCACGACGAGCGCGGCGGGTTTCGAAATCTCCGATATGTTCTTGACGTTCCCCGGGATCGGGATCAATGTCACGGGCGCGGATGGTGTCATCTCCGGAATCCAAATCGATCAATCTTTGTCCGCCATCGTACTGAACGGCGCGCAGAACATCCAGATCACAAACTTCGATTTGTACCTTCCGAATTACGGAATTTCGTTTTCCGGGTCGTCGCACGACATCGCGATTTCAAATGGCATCATCGAATACGCGCAATTCGCCGCCGAGTTGATGCAGGGAACTGCGCTTCACAACCTGAATCACTCGAACGTGAACTTCACGATGAATACACAGTATTCGACGTTCACCGGATTCGTTAATTGGCAAGCCAACAACAGCGATGCACAGTGGAACGGTGGCAGTTTCCGTAACATGGCTGGCCCCGCCATCAATCACAACACCGGCACAAACAACGTGTTGATGTTCAATGGCACGGTCTTCGACGGCGCGCCGACCACGAGTGGCTACACGTCTAGCACGACGGCGTCGGTGCTGTCGATGCCGGCGAGTGGGACGAGCACTTACGATTTCGAGAACACGCAATATAGGAATCTACTCGGTGGCTCGTGGAATTCAACGACGTATGGCGCGATGTTTACCGTGGCGACAGGCTTGACACAGTTGAAATTGAACGGCGGCGCCATTATCAATACGCCGATTACGCGTTTTGTTTTCAACAATACTGATGTTCCAAAGATAAGTATTAAGGGAGTTACTGGAGTTGGATTTTATTCCGCAAGCGGGACTGTGCAGCAAATAGTTCTACCCTATTGGGGGGCATCTACGGTTTGGCGAGTTATCACCAAAGGTAATACGCAAGCCTCTGGCAGCGTGAATTATTCCGCAGCAGAAGAAGCCATTTATGCGATTGATTATCAATTCACTGGATCGGGCAGCACATTCTTGGACAAAATGCTGATTTGGCAAACTCCGAGCCGAGCTATCCCAGGATTACTGACGAGTGCTGGTGGATTTGGAACGGCACCAGGTGGAGCAACGAGTCAAGCTGGCGTTGTTTTGAACGGGACTATTTGCGTTTCCGTTCCTACTGCGGCAGCCACGGTGAATTTTGACTTTTACGCCGAAACAGGAACTTGATATGTCGGAAACTCAACTCGCTGTTGATGTCGGTGTCCTCAAGAAAGAGATGGAGGCAGTCACCGCTACACTAGCAGACATGAAGCAGGTCAACAAAGAGCAATCTGCTAAATTGGATACGATCATGACCCAGCTTTCTGAAGCAAAAGGCGGTTGGCGAACCATGATGTGGATTGGCGGTTCGTTTGCTTCTGCGGCAGCTCTGATTGCTGCATGGGCAGGTCTAATCACTGGCAAGCATTGATATGACGACTACTGTTCAATCAATTTTGAATGGTGCCGCGCAAAATGCCGGCATCATTGGTATTGGGCAGTCGCTCGACAGTGAGTCTCTGAACGACTACTTGCTTAGATACAACGATCTGATTAACCTGTGGCAAACGCAGGGGCTGAAACTCTGGACTCGGCAAGACCTATCGATTCCGTTGGTGCTTGGACAAGGTCTTTACAAACTCGGTCTGGGTCAGAACGTTCCGATGATTAAGCCGTTGCGTGTGTGCGAGTCGTATGTGCTCGTCACCAGCGGTGGAACGAAACGACCGGTCAATCAGATTTCGTGGGAAGAGTGGTCGCGACTCTCCCAGGTCAACCAGCAGGGCCAGATCAACGATATTTTTGTGGATCACCAGCGCGATTATCTGGGTGTGAACACGTGGCAACTTCCAGATGCAAGCGAAGTCCAAAATACGTTGCATTTGGTCATTCAGGGCCAAGTAGGCAATGCAGTGAGTTTGCTAGACACGGTTGATTTTCCAGTCGAATGGATGCTCGGTCTGAAATGGGGCCTTGCCGACGAAGTGTGTACGGGCCAGCCATCCGCCATCGTTTCTCGCTGCCAGCAACGCGCTTCGATGTACCGCGAAGCCCTTGAAGGCTGGGATACCGAAGGCGTTCCGATCACGTTCTCACCAGATCCTCAAGGGCAGTATTCCGGTGGCAAATTCCGCTGAATGGAAAGTTGTTCCGCTCGCTGCGTCTGTTGACCAGCGATATACAGACTCGTCTATTGATGGTCTGTTGACGAATGGCTATCTGGAAAAAGACGAAGCTGGTGCACTATGGACACGTCGGCGAGCTGGCTTGACGTGGGTATCTGCATTGAGTAATACGGGAGCTGGTCTAGGTCAGGCGATCATGGCTGCGGGTGCCAACGGTGTTGGAAACTTCGTGTCCTTCCAGAACTCGGTCTACCAAAATGGCAGTTTGGTTTACACCTGGCCGATTAGCAGCGGTGATAGTTGGTTTGATCAATCGACAGCGTTGCCCGCATCCTCTTCTTTCTATGTTTCCAATGGAAATTCCGGAGCGTACTACACGGGAGCAGTATTCACCAAGATTATCGATGCAGCTTATCCTAGTTCCACTCTAAATGGGTCAGCTTATTTAAATGGATATCTGTACGTACTTGATGTAAATGGATCGGTTTGGGGATCAAAAAATCAAAATGATTTTTCTGCGTGGAGTTCAACCAACGTAATCAATGCGTGGGGAACTGTAGGAAAACCGTTTGCGATCAGAAAATATCTGAACGAGGTTCTTGTCTTCAAAACGTACGCAATTGAAGTATTCTACGATGCTGGAAATAACGGTATCGGTAGTCCACTTTTGCCGGTTCAACAGATAAATATCAAATGGGGATGTACTACGCCCAAAACAATCGTCACGATTGACGACGATATATTTTGGGTTGGCACGTCCAGTTCTGGATTAAATTCGGTCATTCGAATGAACCAATTCAATCCGGTTCCGATTTCTACACCCCAAATAAATCGATTATTGTCGATTAATGGGGCCGCATCGAACAATGATTTATTCCAGGTCGCCGCATTCTCATGCACGATGGGCGGAAACAAATTCTATTGCCTTAGTTATATACAGGCACTGAACAACGTTGTTTCCACGGTAATGCTCGCTTATAACTTGGGTTCTGGGGAATGGTCTGTCTTTAACACGCCATTGATACCAAGTAATGCAGCCGGTTTTTTCCATCATTACCCGGTGGCATCTGCAAATGATCCTTTTGCAGACCAAACCAATGTTTTGTTTAGCACCGGAAACGTTTATTTGATTGATGATTCTGTTAATGTCGATAGTTCATCTTCGACCGTTCATCTACCTGTCTCCATGAGACTTCGAACGGATAACTTCGAAGCAGGAACCTCGCTGAGGAAGATGGTTTCTGGCCTTCGTATCAAGGCGGATCAGAAATCAGCTAGTGCCTTGAGAATTCGCTGGTCTGACGATGACTACCAAACGTGGTCAGCATGGCGTGGAATCGACCTATCGAAGCCTGTTCCGATGCTACCAGGATTGCAGGGCACGTTCTCCAAGAGAGCATATGAGATTGAATACTCCGGTAGCGATCCAATCCGATTATCTCGGCTGGAGCTATTGATTGCATTGGGTGATATATGAGCACCCAACCGCAAGGAAGAGTCAAGGGTTTTAACTTTGACCAGGTATTTACAAGAAAAGGCGATGTTCCGACTGTTGAGTTTTCTAGATTTCTTCTTCAGATTACGCAAGTTTTGAACTTTCAGCAGCGGCTAGTCGCGCCCTCCGCTCAAACGGTAACAGCCAGCCCCTATACCTATACCAATAACACCGTCAACGACCAATCAGAAATAGTGCAGGGCGGAACTGTCAGCAAGATAGAATTCTCACGTAACGGTGGATCATTCATTGATATCGGGGTGACGGCGGGAATGTTCGCGTTGTCACCCCTGGATTCTTTGCGCGTGACCTATGCGGTGGCTCCGACTATTACGGTGGTGGTGCGATGAGTTGGATTGGCAGTTTGCTAGGCAACGAGGTTAGCCATATCGGTAACCTCTTCAGTGACTTCAGCGGCAAGAACGCTGAGCAGTTGCTGCTGGGCGCTGCTGATCCTTTGTCTTCAAAAATCTGGGGTGGAATCACTGGGCAGAAATTTACTCCGATGGTTGGTCAACTCGGAGGAGAGACTCAACAGCAGTTCAATGAATCCGCTCAACAGGGGGTGAATGTCAAACCGGCCGAAACAATGGGCGGAATTGCCAACGCTATCGCTGGATACGAGGCGGGTGGATATTTCGGTTCGTCTGGTGGACTTGGAAGTCTGTTCGCTCAGGGCGCTGAAAAGCTTGACGGAACCTCGGCGACTGAGGGCAAGACGACTGCCGAAACTTCGGCGCTACTGGGGCTGTACGATCAAGCAACAGGCGGAAGCTCTACGAGTTCTCAGAGTGGTGGCGCAATGGATTTGAGCGACTACAACAGTTGGTTCAAAGGATTGGGGGGTCTACTCGGAGGATCGTCCTCATCGGTAAATTCTGCCAGCAGTACCGGAACCTTTTCTGGTGGTTCGGCGCCTTCTAGTGGCGGCTCGGGCTGGGGAGATTCTCCGGATTACTTTACTAGCCTCTTCAATTTCGGCCCGGGCTCGGTTAAAACCTCAGACACCAACACTCCAGTAACTCTCGCATCGCCGAACTACTCTGCTATGCTCCTGAATGGAATGGGCTAATCATGAGCGCTCTTGACACTACTACTGGCACGTTCGGGGATAACTTCTCGGGAGCATCTTGGGCTTCCGGCGGGTCGTCCGGCGGCGGTATTGGTTCGGCAACTGACTGGGGCTCACTCCTGAGCGGTGTTACTGGACTGCTGCAGAACAACAAAAATAACTCTACGCTGACGAATGCTAATGCATTCAACGCGTATCGTCCTGCCTACGCATCTCAGCTTGCTAGTCTAATCAGTGATCCATCAAGCGTGACTTCGGATAAGGGTTTTCAGGCTGGACTGGGACAGGCAACGAATGCTGTTCAACACCAACTAGCATCACAAGGCTTGATTGGTGGCGGAACAATGGCCGGCACAATCAGCAATACGGCCGATGCATATACGTCGCAGTATCTGAACAATCAAGAAACCATGCTAGCCAACCTCGCAGGTGCGTGGATCAATCCGAACCAGACGTATGCATCGCAAACCTCTAGCGCATCAAGTAACCAGAGTGGCCTCAATAGCCTATTCAGTGGCGGTGCGGGGATCGTTGGTAGTCTTTTTGGTGGTTCTAGTGGCGGTGGTGGTTTTCTGAGCGGCTTGGGCTCGCTGTTCGGAGGTTAAATCATGGCTGATGGAATCCAGTTCCCGGACTACTACGCTCAGGCCAACGACCGCGCCATGGCGGCGCAGAAGCTCGCCCAAGCGCAGGCCCTGACGCAAGGCATTCAGCTTGAAAATGCGCAGGCTCAGAAAACGGCGCAGCGGGCGGATCAGTTTATGCAGGCCATGAGCCAGCAAGCGCAGCAAAATCCTGGCGCCTCGTGGCACGACAAGATTGCTGCTGCTGCCGACTCCGCGATTAAGACGGGTGACTTTGCTGATGCCGATAAGATGATTGGCGTTTGGTCAAAGGCGTCCGATCAAGAGGCCAAGGCGCTGGCGGACGGTCAGAAGGCAGTCCAAGAGGACATCAAGAACAAGCAAATGAAGTTCGCCCAGCAGGCATCGTTCCTGTCTGGAGTTTCATCGCAACAAGACCTGGACGCTCGTCGTCAAGCCTACAAGCAAGCTTACGGCGAAGACCTACCGTTCAAGCAGTTCACGCCAGGCATGGATAAGCGATTTGAGGATATCTCGATCAGCGCGCTTGATCGAGCAAAGATCATCAGCGAGCAGATGAAAGCGAAGACGGATCAGATTCGGGCAAATGCTGAGGCGCAACGTGACGCTGCCGCTGCCGCACTGGATAAGGAAAAGATCAACACCGAGAAGACTATTCAGACTCGCAACGAAAAAGAGGGTGCCAAATTCGCCGCTCAAGCCGCCAATGGTGGCGGCTCAGGTGCGGGCGCTGGTGGCGCAATCAACTTCCGGTACAACAACGCTCAAACCGGCGCATCCAACGAAGTCGCGACCGAAATTGAGAACTGGCAGAAGCTCGATCCGACTGGCGTTAGCTCGGCGTTTACCGGGATCATGAAACCTGGCTCCTCCACGTCGGACGCCACTCGTGCATTCATGGCCCGTAAGTTGACGCCAACCGAAACGCAGGTTCTCGGGACTACCTTCGGTGGCATGGCAAAATCTATCGCTACGATGTCTAGTCAAGGCCGGCCGGTTACTGCGCCCGTGCTCGCAGCTATCGAAAAGTCGATCATTCCTGTTCAGGGCGACGACGGCGCAACCGTCATGGCTAAGGGTGCCCGGATGCGTCAGTACATGGAGAACAACATCCGTGACCTGAAAATGTCGGGAGCCACTCCCGCGCAGTTGGAACAGGCGCAGGAAAATCTGGAGAAGGCACAAAAGTACTTGCCTACCTGGGATCAGGTGATTGCAGCGACTCCGACGAATAAGCGGGCGGCGCTCCAGCGGCAGGCTAAAGCGGCGGATGAGGCCGTTGCGAAGGAAAAGGCCGCTGCCCCGGTGTCGATCAGCTCTGACGAAGAGTTCAACGCATTGCCATCTGGTGCTGAGTTCATTGCGCCCGATGGTTCGCACCGAAAGAAGCCGTAATGCCCAGCGCTTGGGAATCCGCTCCGGTCGTTGGCTCGCCCGCTGCGCCGCCGCCTGCTCTGAAAGAAGCGTGGGCCAGTGCGCCTGTGGTCGATAAAAAGGACAGCGGTGATGGCCGAATTCACCTCGGCGAGGAGAAGGACGGCGAGCACATGTCCACCGCCGAATACATCATTGATCAGGTGGCACGGGCTCCGTTCAAGTTGGCCGACTTCGCGATGCACGGTTTGGGAGGCAATAAGTCACCCGGTAACGCTGAAGCGTTCAAGAACATGACGCCGGATCAGCAGAAGGAATATCTCAAGGCTTGGGGAGCACCGCCGGATGATCCTGCGAAAGACCCAGCGAATGCAGGCACGCGTTTGGCTACCCGTCTGCTTGGCCCTGAACCAGCGCCGGCAGATTTGAGCCAAGCGATTGTTGGTGCTGGCGCGGGAGCTGCCGCCACGGGTGGCGGCGGGAGCGGAAGCGCGATTCAGAAACTAAAAGACATGGCGCTTTCGGGCGCTTTCGGTTCCGGTCAGGAGGCGATTACGCAGGGCCTCGTGAAGCTCGGCGTTTCGCCTGAGACGGCAAACAAGATCACTCTTGCGCTCGGACTTGGAACCAGTTTCGCAGCGGGCAAGGTGGCTGGCTCCGTTGGCAAAGATGCGGCCGAAAAGACTGCGGCCGAAAAGACCAAGGATTACGTAGCTCAACGCAACACTGTGAATCAGACCGCGACGGAGAACGCATCGCCGCAATCCACTCGCGACATGCTCAACGCTGCCGTGAAGGAACAGAACGCCGCGCTAGACGCTCGCCTGCAGGCAGCAGACAGCATGCAGAAACAGGCGGATAAGCACGTCGAGAGCACGATCAACGCGTTCCAGCCGAATACGACTCTGGGCGAGATTGGGCAGGCGAGCCTATCGAAACTGAATGACAGCGTTCGCGACCAGGTGAAAGCGCAAGCGCAGGGGACGCTACAGAAGGTCACTCAGACCCGGCGCGTGGATGCGTCTGAGGCGCTGTCGCTCGCTCGGAAGTTCGAGAAGGATTTCGCCGGCCGTGACGCTGTAGCTGATTCGGCCGGCGGTGTGGCTGCGAATATCCTGAGCAACACCAAGGAAAACTTGGGTAAGACCAGTGCGCCGGTCGGTTCAGGAAAGATCAGCAGCACGATCAAGAGCAAGATCACGACGGACAGCGCAACACTGGACGGTCAGACCGCCCACAACATCATCGGCGACATCAACGACCGAATCGAGGGCAAGGGCAAGTACGCGACGGAGAAAACTCCCGACGTGAGGAACCTGCTGGCAGTGAAAAAAGCGCTGATTGCCGCTGTCGATAAGTCGTCCGAAGGTGCTTATTCGAAGTACCTGAGCGACTACGCGAGCGGTATGGCAAAGCTAGACCCCTTCCAGCGTGGGCAAGCGGCGGATAAACTGACGGCTGACATGGACTATGGTCGATCAAAGGTCATGGGCGCCGGTCAGGCGGCGGAAACTCTGCTGCCCAAGGGTATGAAGGGCGGCGACACCGCGCAACGCATTCAGTCGCTTATGAAGGATGACCCGGAGTTCCAGGGTGCCGTGAAATCGTATGTGGGTCAGAAGCTATCCGACCTGAAGGCGTCTCCCGGCGGTCTGACTCCGCAAAAGTTCGCACAGTTCCAGCGCGATTACGGCCCCGCTATCAAGGCGTATGGGCTGGATAAATCGCTTGCCACAGTGCAGGACGCCGTTCAGGCGGCCGGTGTCCGTGAGGCCGAGGTGAACGCGATTCGCAAGTCCACCGAGACGCAGCGGGATCGCTATAACTCGTCGGCGCTGGCGAAATCTGCCGGCGTGGCCGATGCTTCGATGGTGCTTGATCCGATCATGCAGGGAGACCGGAGTGCTCGATTGTCGAACATGCGCCAGGCCGTGCAGGCGATTCAGAAATCGCCGCAGGCTGCTGCGGCACTGGACGGCATGCGAGCGAAGTTCAATCAGTATTTTTTCGACCATCCCGAACAGTCCGAAGACCTCGCGTTGATGGCGCAGAAATCAGGGCTGTACACGCCCGAGCAGTCCGCGAATATCCGCAAGGTCGCTGACTCGATTCGTGGAGAGAACGCCCAGCAGCAGGCTCAGCGGATGATTCGGGGCGGTGTGCCGACGCTGGAAAACTCGTCGTCCGTTGCGAATTACATTGTCCGAAAAGTCGGATTCATCGCGTTGTCCAGCGGTATCGGCACGATTGCTGGCGGCCCTGTTGCTGGCGCCGCGACTGGCGCCGCAGCTCTGGCTGGTCAATCTCTGATTGCCCGTCAGAAGCAGATGACGGTTGACGCTATTGCCAAGATCATCGAAGACCCGAAGATGGCGAAGACGATGGCCGAGAAACCAAACAAGGGCAACGCGTTCATGGCCGATCACATCGCGCGGCAGATCGCGGCTGACGTGGTGCGTCAGTCATCGAACCAGCAGCAAGAACAGCAGGACGGCCAATGAAAGTCCTCGTCATTGATACGTGCAAGTGCTCGCTGGACGTGGCATACCGTGCTCAGGAGGCTGGGCACGATGTGAGGTACTGGCTACCGGACACCAAGGGCGGGAATCGTCGCCCTGCGGGCGATGGGATCGTGCCGCGTGTGGCTGATTGGCGGCCTTCGATGAAGTGGGCGGATTTGATTCTGACCTCGGATAACTGCAATTACGCCGACGCACTGCAACCGTATTTCAATCAAGGTTATCCGATCTTCGGATGCAACAAGCAGGCTGGCGAGTTGGAGCTAGACCGGGACAAGGGCATGGCCGCATTGGAGTCATGCGGCGTGGAAATCATGCCGGCGGTCAAGTTCACGTCTTACGACAAAGCGATTGATTACGTTAAGAAGACTGGGAAGGCGTACGCGGCGAAGCCGATTGGTGAAGCTCCCAAAGAATTCAGCTACGTTGGCAAGTCCGCCGCCGATCTGGTCTACAAGCTCCAGCAGTGGAAAAAGAACCCGCCGATCAATAATGGGTTCGTTTTGCAAGACCTCATCAAAGGCACCGAAATGGCCGTTGGTGGGTGGTTCGGCCCTAACGGTTGGAGCGAGTGGCTATGCGAAAACTGGGAGTTCAAAAAACTCTTTCCGGGCGACTACGGCGTTTCCACTGGCGAGCAGGGGACTGTGGTTCGCTACGTGAAGAAGTCCCAGCTATTCGACGACGTTTTGAAGCCTTGTACCGATTTTCTATTCCAACTGGGGTATGTTGGATATGTTGATATCGCCACGATCATCGACGACAAGGGCATTCCGTGGCCTTTGGAGTGGACGTGCCGCTTTGGTTGGCCCCTGTCGGTGATTCAGGCCCAACTGCACAAGGGCGACCCCGTTATCTGGATGGCTGACCTGCTGGAAGGCCGAGACACGCTCAAGGTCAGCGAGGACATCGCTACTGGGGTCGTCGTCACGCACGGCGATTACCCATACTTGAACGACACACCAGAAACGCATGCCGGTGCCCCGATCTACGGACTGAACAAATCCGTCCTCAAAAACTTCCATCTCATGGACGTTTGCATCCGTCGCGCGCCCACGATGAAGGGTGACGAAGTGATCGAAGAGCCGATGATGTGCACAGCTGGCAACTACATCGGTGTTGCGGTCGGTTGCGACTCGACAGTAGAAGAGTCGGCAGATGCTGCTTACGCAGTTGCCGACAAGATCAGCGTTCCAAGCAATCTCATGCTGCGCAACGACATCGGTAAAAGGCTAGAGAAACAGCTTCCGCAACTGCAAAAAATGGGCTACGCTAAAGGCATGTCTTACGACTAACCCAGGAGCCCATCATGCGCACCGAAACCGACCCCACGGAATCCAACAAGGACTGGACGCCCTTTGGGCCGAAAGTTGAGAAGCCAGTGCAGCAACCGGACGAGTGGCAGAAGGTTCCCGACGCGCCTGGTGTCGAGTACAACTGGAAGACGGGCAAGACGCGGACGAATATTCCGCTGCCGTTTGCGCGGATGGAGGATTTGGCGATGATGGAGCGCGACAAGGGATTTGATGTCTGGGGCGATCCGTTCAATGAGATTCGGCCGTTCCAGATGAAGCCCAGCACCGTTTTCGAAGAACTCAATCGGTATGTACAGAGGAAAGTTCAGCGCATCACCATGATTGACTCTCTCGTTTACGGAGTCGGTGCAGCGAAAATTTCCATGAATCCAGATGGTGTAACCGTCTCTCGCGTTATCCCGAAAGATTTGTACAAGTGAACGTCTCTCTCGACTGGCCCACCATCGTTGGCCGCACCCTTTTGCACGAGGGTGGGTATAGTTTCGATCCCCGCGACGCGGGCGGCGAAACGAACTTCGGCATCAGCAAACGCTCGTACCCGAACGTCGATATCAAAAACCTGACACGCGAAGCGGCGGTGCAAATCTACGCCCGTGACTATTGGCCGGGGATCAGCCAGCTTAATCCGCCACTCGCGTATCAGGTGTTTGACTTCGCCGTGAATGCTGGCAAGTATCGTGCCATTCAGTTTCTCCAGTTCGTGGCCGGCGTTCAGCAAGACGGCGTGCTGGGCGCTCAGACGATGGCTCACCTGTCGGGCATGACGTATCCCGCACAGGTCTTCGGCTTCATCGCCCGTGTCCAGCAGTTTTACCTGGAGAATCCTCAGTTCGACGTTTACGGCAAGGGCTGGATCGAACGTTGGACGGAAAATCTCCAGTATGCCGCGCAGGACTTCAGGTGATTTTCCAGGCGTATATCCTTGGCGACGATTTGTTCTTCGTCCCTCTCGGAGAGCCATTCGAGGCTAAAACCTGTCTGGAGGCTGTCCAGCAGGCTCGCGAATACTGGCCGGGCTTACATCCTGTCATCGAAGAGTATTTGCCAGAGGTTAAACTACCGGCATGAATTCCTTATTCTCTGCCGGTGCGATCAAGGTTTATGCTGCAGTCATGATGGCAGTTGGCTGGTTCTATCTCCGCGTCAACCACATTCAAGGCGCTGATGATGTTGTGGAATTTTGCAAGATGGGTTTGGCGGCCCTCTCCGCTCACTACCTGACGTACGCTGACCCTGCTGCAGATCAAGCCGCCAAGTCTGGCAATACGACCATCACCATTCCCGGAGGTACGACGAAATGAAGAGTCTCTACGCTTTCACGCTGGCCATTGCGCTGGCTGGCTGTACGTCGCTGGGCCTCATGGCTCCGCAATCACTCGATGAATCGCTCGCGACCGCTCAGGCGCAGGTTTCCGCCCTCGAACTGTCGGCAGCTCAGGCGCTGAACGCTGGCACGATCAAGGCAACGGATGCGCAGCAAGTCCTGTCGATTGGTGATCAGGCTACCTCTGCGATTGCCGCTGCGAAACTCGCTGAATCGGCCGGTGATACGACAACCGCGCAGGGCAAACTCGCGCTCGCTACCTCGCTTCTCGCGCAACTGTCGGCCTATCTCACTGCTCATGGAGTCAAGTAATGGCAAACGTCACCGAAGCAATCGACATCCTCGCAACCGTTCTGACGACGGCGACGAACTCGCTGCAGGCTGCGGCCGGCATTTCGGCCACGATCAAGCAGGCTCAGCTTGAAGGCCGAACCACGCTGACCGACAGCGAATGGGCCGGTATCCAGGCCACGCAATCAAACTCTCGGCAAGCGCTGGAAGACGCGATCCGAAAAGCTTTGTCTGGGGGTTAACGTGACAACGTACTCGCTTTCCAGAAGCATCTATACCGGGACTCCAACCACCGGAACCACATACACGGTTCCGGCTCAGGATAGTGGCGACATGCTGATTAAGCTGCTTCCCACGTCTTCCCTGGCATCGTTGCAAATCAATTTGCCTTCGGACAACGATTCGGTTGATGGTCAGACGATTCGATTTTGGTGCAATCAAAATATCACCGATCTGACGTGGGATTCCGGTAAGACTGTGGACAACGGCGCCACGACGTTCCTGGCGAATTCGTTTGTCACTGTGACTCATGTTGGATCGAATCACTGGGTGGGGGACGCATGAATCGCTTGCTGATTTCCATGGCGGCGATTGCTGCCGCTTCGTCGGCATTTGCCGATCCGTATTCCATGGTTCTAACGCAGCGTAATTCTGCTGATACCGGGAACGTTACGCGAGTGATGACTGTCCCCACGGCCAAATCGCTGTGGTTCTACGATCCGACAACGCAACTGCCAGGTTATGTGACTCTAGGGACGGGGCTCACGTTCTCGGCTGGGCAACTCGCCATGTCCTCAGCGCCAGTGAATGCCGATTGGGCCTCGAATAGCGGCCTGTCGCAGATTTTGAACCGCCCGACGCTGGCGACTGTTGCGACCAGCGGGAGCTATAACGACCTGAACACCAAGCCAACATTTGCGACGGTGGCGACTTCGGGCCTGTTCGCTGATCTGCTGTCCAAGCCCACGACGCTGAGCGGTTATGGAATCACCGACGGTGCGACTTCTGCGGCTTTGTCCGCTGGACTTGCTGGTAAGTTCAACACGCCAACCGGGACGACTGCGCAGTACGTTCGCGGGGACGGTACGCTGGCGACCTTGCCAACTGCTGTCGCTCGCTCGTTTTCATATCCGACGCGCGCCGTAGCAACCTGTTTCCAAATCAGTTCGACGCGTGACGCACAGGTCGCCTATGGGGTAGATATCTCCACTACCGTAACACTCGGCGGGACACCTCAGGGAACCGTCTTTCTGAGGACGTATACCAATAGCGCCTGCAGTACAGGACAACAGACGATTATCAGCAGCACAGCAGGCCAGCCAACTACGCTTTCGGTCACCGTAGGCCAGCAAATGGTCGGTACCGCGAACCTGTCGGGGATGATCCCGGCTGGTCTTTGGGTTCAGATCGAGACTCAGAATAACTCAGGAACACCGACCTATACAGCACGACAGGGAGAAGAAGTGCTGTTGTAATCAGTCGGTAGTCAGTGCAGTTATTAGACCAACAAGCAGAACCAACGAAGACACGAAAAGCATCGCTCCGAACAGAAAAGGCGCGATGAGGATCAAGGCGACGGTTTTGTAAAGAGTTTTCACATTTAGCCTATCGCCTGTAAGAGAAAAGAATCTCATCCGCCCTTTTACGCGCCGACAGATAAGCCTCGCTTTTCTGACTTACGCGCTCCAGTGAGCCAATCTTAGCGTCAAACTCTGCTGAAGCCTCGGATAAATCGAGCGGGCCGACACCCTGTTTTTCTCGGGCGTAATTCACGAGGCAGGCTTTCAGAATCGTCTCTTCGGGCAACCGATCCACGAATTTACGCGTAACGCGACCATTCGTACAGATCGACGTAGCGAGACGCTGAGCCTCGGGATAGCCACCCCGGGCGACGATCTTTGTGAGTTTTTGCGCCAGGTATTTCAGCGCCATCACGTTGATTGTTTCCTGTGGGATGTCGACGAGGGACACCTGCACCTGGTTGGCATCGCCGACGAATAGCATGGAGCCGTTGACGTGGTAGGGGGTGCTGGGAGGGCGAGCCATTTAATTAGATCTCCGAATTACCATGCCGCCCACCACGCATCCGAGAAAGGCGCGCTGTAGTTGATGCTAGCGATTTGATTACTCAGATGCGCAATTCGATCTTCCGTCAATCGCGGCCGTTTGCAATACGGACACTCGTTCACTGATGGAGAATACGCGTTCATGAGTTCGTGCAGAACTCGCGAGGCGTGGCAACCCTCGCAGATGACGGTCTGCCAGCCGCGATCATCAATCATCTTCCAACCCCTCAGGCAACGCCGGCAACTGTCTTGCAGCCATCGTGAAATCAATGCAAGCTCGAATGCCCATCGAGACATTCCCCTTCGGCGACATCCGTGCGCAGAACGCCACCTGATCCGCCGTCAGTTTCACCGTACGGGTCGTGTGATCCTTCGGCAGGAAAGCCGGCCGACCGTCGTTGTTACGCCAACTCAGGTCTTTCGGCAGACCGATCAACGACAGACGGTAAATCTCGCGGTTCAGCGCTTTTCTCTGCTCGATATAGTTCGGCGGGTTGAGCTTTTTAAGCTCGACCTTCTGTGCCTCTAGGACTCGAATCTGAGCCGTTACCTCCGGTGGTCGACGGTCATCATCAGGGATCGTCTTGAACGGGAATTTTGCGTTTGGGTCTTTGGGTTTTCTCACGGCTTCATCCCCTCGTCCGCCAGAGCGTTCAACGCCGCGGCCACATCCTCGCACGCATATTTCCCGTCATGGCCGTGCCATTCGTTAGCCTTCTCATAGGCCACCTTCGCCGCCTCAAGGAGAGCTGCTCGGCGACCAGCCAGGTATGCCGGTTCCATCAGGCGCTTGGTCTTTTCGGATAGAGGTGCGTTGGTGAATCTTGTTCTTTGCTGGGCAAACCACGCCTCGAATGCCTCGTCCCTGGTCTTGCTATTGGTCATGCTTTCCTCCTTGCGTGATCGCAGGTGCAGTCGGGCGATACCTGTTCGCGAGCCTTGCGGCATGTATGGATCGTCATGAAGGACTGGCTCCCGCAAGCAACCTCTTCTACGTCGCAGTGCTTGCACCGGCGGCAAGGAACGACAGCACGGTAGCCCATCGTCTCAAGAGTCTTCTGCAGGGTATTGGTCATGCTGTTCTCCTAGCGATGCCGCCGCCCTGACGATGGCGCGACGGGTGGCGGCCATCTGGTCGTCGCCATGGAACTCTGATGCATGCGTAGGGCTCTGGCCGGGATCGCTGGCTTCGACAAGGACGTACGGTTTGTCAGCCTTCGGATAGTCGTTCGGGAATATCGCGAGATTCAGCTTCACTGCCAGCCGCAGCACGTCGCCGTCGTCGACGAGTGGTCGCCAAGCGTCCTGAATTCCGGCCAGTAGGACGCCATCGCCGCATTCCGAGTGGCGAACGAACTCGTACCCAGCAGCGCGTGCCGCCTTCTCAAGCAACGTGCGGTCGGTGTCAGTCATGGGGATTCCTCAGTAGGGGTGGCGGAGTCGATCACCCGTTGGCACTTGTCCCATAGCGCCTTGAACTCGGCGCTGAGTCCGTGGTTGTCTCGGGATGCGCCGAGGTGGCTTTGAAGAATGGCCGTGACTTCGGCGGCTTCGGCGTCGCGTTCCTCCAGCGCCTCTTTGACGGCCTCATCTATTTCCTCTTGGCGAACTTCGTCGTGCACGCCGATGACAGCGTGTGCGTGGTAGTTCGTCTTCGATAGCCGACCACCAGTGATGTGGCAATAGACCTTCGGGATTTGATCCAACAAGAACGCGTAGTCGCTGAGTTCGTTGGCCGCGTCCTGGGCAGACATGCCCGCGGGATAGCTGAATGACCATGCCTCGCGCGACTCCGCTTTCGGCATCATGTCGAGGATCGGCTTCAGCTCACCCCCTTCAAGGTGAGCAAGGAGGGCGTATCGGAAGACGTTCAGATCGTGAAAGGTCTCGGGCGTGTGGCGCACTCGGTTGTCGTGCCAGCGGACGGCCATCTCGTCGGCCAACTCCATGGCCTTGCGCGTGAACTCATTCATGGCGAGATTACTCCAGTAGATCGCGCATCAGCTCGTCAACGTCGGTGTACGTCTTAGACAGCCACTCATCTTCGAATCCCCAGCCATCCATGCCGCGCCAGAAATCGTGCACCAGCAGATATCGCCACTTTTGGTTGTGATGGCGCTTGCGTTGTCGCATGCTCACATCTGCTCCTTCCCGGTGGTCGGGGACAGCAACGCAATCAATGCATCGCAAGCGGCATCCAACTCTTCACCGATCAGCGGGCATGTTCCACCGTCAGAATTGCGCTCGTCACCAGGCGCATATCGAGTTATTGCCCACGGCTCGCCAAACTCTGTCGCCGTGTCGTTCCTCAGGACTCGATAGCGCTCGGCAGCCACCCGAAGCCGCTCGACCTCTTCCCGAGCCGCATCCCGCTCGGCCTGAGCTTCTGTTGCTCGGTCGTGCCACATCTCAGACTCGGCCCTCGCTTGCTCCAGCGCTGCCTGGGCGGGGGCGTAGAGCCAGTCGAATGCAGCCCGAACAGCGTTCGTGTCGGTCAGCGGGATGCTTTCCATCTCGTCGTGGATGTTCGGCCCCCAGACCTTCAGCAACACCGGCTCGTCACCGTCGCACGCGTCCGGGTACATCGTGACCTTGCGGTCTCCATGCCAGAACTCAAGGCAGCGCGGATCAGCCATGATTAGAACTCCTTCCATGCTTTGCGAGCGGCCTTGAGTTCACACTCAGCCTCAGCGAACTTGCGCTTGGCGTTCTCCAGGCGCTGCCATTCGTTGAAGATGTAGGGCGTCGACTTCTTCAGCTTTCGAATGTCGCGCTTGGCCGCTTCGATTTGGCCGATGAACCCAGGTTGATCAGCCATGGTCTGCCCCTCCCAACTTTCCGCTGCATTTCGGACACCATGCCTCGCCGGTCTTGAGGTTCAACTTCCATCCGGCGCGCCTCGCACGAGCACGGCAATCGCTTCCCATCTCGCCCGTGTACTGGTGCGGAAACTCGCCGTGCCGATGACCGAAGTTGTCGATCATCGTTCGCGCTGCCGGATCCTTGTTCTCGCAATACAGGTCAAGCGTGTACGTGCCAGCGATCATTCCGCCCCTCCCAGCCGCCAGCCGTTCTTCTTGGCGAGAGCGCGGGCAGGCCGAGGCGAGCGGAACAGTGCCTTGTTCAGTGCCGCCGATTCCTCCGGCAGGCCCTCGACTTCACACACGGGCCGACGCTCCGGACAATGGCCTTGCCACGCCAGAAAAAGTCGACATGCCGCGAGTTCATAGTCTGTGACTCGGCCAGCGTCGAGGACGTTCTCGGGGATGTGAAACGCGGCCTCAAGCTGAGAGCGGCCGAGGGCCAGGGTTACGCGGCGCGGCTTCATTTCTTCACCGCTTCCGTGCTCGCGCTGCTGGTGGGGGCGAGGGCCAGGATGCGCTTCGAGTACTTCACGAGCGCGTCCTGCAGGTCGGCGTCCATGATCTTGGACATGCCGAACAGCTCGTCGGTTACCGCCCAGACCAGCAGTTCGGAAACGTCTGGCAGCTTCGGGGCCACCGCCTTCTGCGCCTCGGCCTTCTTCAATGGGCACGCTTGTCGCACGCAATTTCCGGGGATCGTCATCGTCTTCACAATCCCGCATTGACTGCAACGACCATAGCGGTCGTCCGACGCCTTCTGCGCCTCGGCCTCGGGAGCCCACTTCGGATCGTCACCAGTGCCGTAGTTGACGATGGCCCTGCTGCGCTTCTGCGCCTCGGCCTCGAGGGGGGCGGCGCGCTTCTCGGCTGCGGCATAGCCTTTCATGAAGCCATCGCTCTCTGCCTTGACGACGTCCTCTGCGCTGTATTCCAGCACCGCCTCGCCCTCGGTCGCTGGGGTGGCATTGACAGCCAGGACAGCCCAGGCCGCGCGCCAACTAGCCAACTCGTCGCCCGGGTGCCTCAGGTATGCGCCGATCGCTTCACGAAACTGATCGTCCGTCGGCTCACGCCCATTCGCCGGGGTGGAGGCCATGGAGGCGAGACGGTCGATCCGCTCATCCATCAGGTCGTACCACTTTCGGCGCCCGTATCGCTTCGCCTCTTTCACGAGTTCCGACACTTCGACGGGGGCAGGAGCCTGGCGGGCGCAGTCGGAAAAGAAGTAGCGATACTCCCAGCCGGGCTCTTGGCATGTGGTTTGGCACTCGATTGGCGCCTGTTCCCAAAGGTCTCGGGCAGACCGTCGGCGGAACAGCAGGAATGTTTCTTCGGTCATGGTGTTTCCTTCAGGGCTTGATGGCGGCGCGAGCAGCAAGCAGCGTTCGGCCCATCGGAGTTGCGACGCCAATCCCCTTGTTGAGGTAGCCGAATTCGTTGCGGATGATGGGCAGCGACAGGACGGCCTTGAGATGCTCCATCAGCCTCTGCAATTCCCCCTCCTTCTCTGCAAGGAGTCGCGAGGCGTCGGTGCGGCGGACGAGGGCTTGCCAACGGTCATCGGCGCTGGGCTTGTTCTGGCGGCAGTCCACCGAGAGGAGTTGACCGGTCAGGCTATTGAAGATCGCCCACGCGTGGGTCTCCAGCCCCGCCCCGCTGGCGTTATCGGACTTCTCGCTCATCTCAATTTCTCCTACTAATGTCTGTGGGGCTTGGGGATCAGCGGGCTAGCTCCAGTCGTAACCTTCGACCCATGCGAAGAAGTCGTCGTCATCGGCATCGTTGCCATCGGTGATGTAGTCGTCTGCGTACTTGGTGACGCCTGCCACGTACTTCTCGACCAAGCGATCCGCGTACTTGCGCGCCATCTTCTCGGCGTTCTCGATCAGTTGCTCTTTCGTCATCTCGTTCTCCAGTAGGTTTAGGGGATCAGGGGATCAGGCGGGTTCGGGTACATCCGGCGGATTCTCCAACGCGGTCTTCCGTTCTTCCTTCAACTGAACGTACCTAGCAAGTCGACCAGCGTCTTTCGCTGCCCTCGCCTCGGACTGCGCAACGGTGAATGCTTCTTTCAGCGCCTCGACCGTTTCCGCAGCCTGTATCGCAATTGTATGTGCGTCTGTTAGGTGTTGTATAGGGGTTTTCACTACACCCGATCCCCATGCTGCGATTTTTCGGCCCGACTCTTCGTCGATTGGCTGATTCAGTGGGAACAGGGCGCGGTGCTGCTCTTGAAGCTTGATCGGCTTTGGCATGCCTGGTGCGTCGGGTGTCACGAGGAACGAAGCAGTCAGCTCAAATGGCAGGGACTTCTCACAGACTGGGATATAGCCCTCCAGTCCGGTGAGAGACTGCTTCGGCACGATCACTGTTTTGCCGTTCTCCCGAATCATCTCGATTTTTGGCTCGGCACGAAAGCACAGGATCAGGTTCGCGCGTACCTGCAATAGCTTCTGCATCATTTGCTTGTGTGCCATCTTCGGCTTGATCCACGCGGCCATCTTGCATGACTCACGCTTTTTCCAGTCATCGCCGGCCATTCGGTCGAGTTCCATTTCCTGCCAATCCAGAATGCCACCATCGCCTGCCCACTCGTGCGACATGCTGTCCACGACGATGACCTTATAGCCCGCCGCGTCGGCTGACTGGATGGCCTCGGCGTAGGCGGCTGGATGGAATGGCGCGTCCATCTCTGCGTGATCGAACCGGAAAGTCGAAGTGAAGTCGGGCTCTTCTCCAGCCTGCGGGGCGTAGTGGAGGGCGCGACCTTTTTCGGTATCGACTACGGCAAAACGCCCTTCTCTTCCCACGATACCCTGCGCCATTCGCATGGCACTCATGGTCTTACCGCCACCAGAGGGGCCGGACAGTCCGACGAGAATACCGACATTTGCGCGCGTGGCAGGGCGAAATGAAATGGGCATAGTCAGCCCTCCCGCTTCATCATTTGCTGGCGGATGATTTCGCCGATGTTTTCGGGCTTGTTGCGGGATAGTTTTGCGGTCGCCGTCGCCTTGATTGCTTCGTTCAGCTCACGACACACGCGAGAAGCGTGTTCGGCGTTCGTTGTGCGAACACAGCCAGGGAGAATCCAGCCGCCATCGATGAATCCGCGATCCGGGTGCAGGAATGCATCGCCCCAGAGGATGGCGGCTTGGCCCACGACGATTGGTTTGCCGGGCTGTACAGGGCTTGCGTAGTCGGTAGTCACTCTTCGTTCTCCTGCGCGTCACGCGCGAGTTGTTCTTCCGCTTGAGCGAGTTGCCATGCCGAGGGCTCTGCGTAGTGGATTGCCGACGAATACGCCGGCCAAATACCCGTTTTCATGCATCGTTGCCAGATCGTCACGGCGCGCTGCACTTTCTCCTCGGCAATCGCCCATGACACAGGCGATAGTCCGATCAGAGAGCACGCGTAGGGGGCTTCATGCTCCTGGGCGAGGATTAGGTGCTGCCAGTCGCGGTATTCGTCACCGATCGATTCCCAGCAGCGCCGGTAGAACGCGAGGGCCATGTCATAGCCGAACGAATTCATAACGCCGCGAATGAATGGTTCCGGATTCGCGCTGGCCTTGGTTGTTTTGTAGTGCAGCACCACACGCATTTTCGGATTGATCCAGTCGGGACGCGACCGAAACCACGTGTCACCCTCCTGGTGAATCACCGTTGCCTCGCCTTGCCCATCGTCCAGAACGCCAGCTATCTCGGTCGTCGAGATGAACTCACGAGCCTTTTGAGCCATTCGCAAGGCATCGGCAATATCCCACGGCAAGACTGGGAGTAGTCCATTCGAGCGCGCCTGATCCCGCGCATCACGGATTGCGTTGTTCGTCCAGCCCTTCGGAATACCGCCGAGTGGCTCCTCCTTCGATGGCTTCGAACGGTAGTCTTCTGGCTTGATGATGCAGATTTTTCCATCGCCGCCTAAAAGCATTTCATGCGCAAGCGAACCGGTGTCCGTGGCGTCGGTATTTTCCTTGCGCCCAGCACCGAGGCGGGGGTGTTCGAACCATGCATGATAGGGCGACCGATGGATGATCCGATGTGCGGCTCCCGACGACAGGGATGGTACATCGCACAATGCATCGGCCAGATAGCCGGCCATCGGGATTTGAGCGGAGCTGTAGAGGCCTGGTTGCATTATTTCGCCTCCAAAATCGCCCGCGCCGCATCCGTCAGCGGAATCGACACCTCGGGATCGCTCTTGCGCCGGCCAAGCGCCTGCATGTCGCCCTCGATGGCACGGATACCGATCAGCGAACGCGACAGTTCGGCGTCGATTTTGTCCAGCTCGCCGAGTGCGGCGCGAACTTCGCCAACTGCGCGTCTGACCTCCTGGCGCATGGTGAGGAGGCGGCCTTCAAGCATGGCTGTATGGCTGGGGTGGTTATTCATTGTCATGATCTCTCCCTTCTCGAACCAAACGAGACGCACAGCACCAAATGGCCGTCCGCTCGATTCGCTCCATCAACGCTTTTTCGGCGTCAGTTAGCAATTCCTCGCAACCGATCAAGTCAACTGCGTCTGCAACGTCGTGATCGTTAACAGCGCGGCGCACCGATTCGGGCCAGTCGTCGGTAACGCAGTTCATCGCACAAGTCTCTGCACCGCGTTATGCGCCCACGCATCGGCACCAACGACTGTCACAATGGGCGACGGGTTAAACGGGGAGCGAAGCAGTCGCATCGCATCACGAACGGTCTTCGCTTCCACCGTCTCAGCCCGCGACAGTCCGATGCTGCCGTCGATCTTCTCGCCGGTCTTCGGGTCGTTCCACGAGCCGGGGATGAGTTGCCAGGATTGGAATTTCATGCTTTAACCAGCTTGTGGTTGTGGTCAAGCTTGTATGCGACGTTAGCCTCGATCCCGTCTTCGCCAACATAGCCGATGACCGTGCGATATCGCTGGTTTTTCTCATCCCACCAACGAACACGGATTTCGCCCCTGTACCCAGCGGTCGCGGTGCCCCTGTACCCAGCGGTCGCGGTGCCACTGTACCCAGCGGTCGCGGTGCCACTGT